GCCTTATAATATTGCTACCAGACGCTCTAGGGCTCTCTAGTGGCGAAATAGAGGTGGTTACTGCTATGGGTAATGTTTTACTAAATAAACCGTATGAAGCTACTACAGTAAGCGTGTTTGAGTCAGCTCCAACAAAACCAGTTATTTTAGACCTAACGCTAGATGTAATAGACAATATGCTTATCGTTACACCACCTAAAGAAGAGGTATTAGTAGAAGAAGAAAGGACATCAACTAAAGCAGATAGTGTATTAGATTTTAATGATCTAGATATTGATTATCTTGCAGAAGATTATTTAAAAGAAGATAGTTTAGAGTTTACAGAACTAGATATAAATTACCTTGATGTAAATTACTTGGAAGACCTATTAAATGTTTTAGATGCACTTGCGGTTGCAGAAGAAGAAGATCAGCTAGCCCAGGCAACCAGTACACAAGTTAGCGGAACTTTGCTTGGTAGAGATCCAGATACACAAATAACAACGCTTATAACAGGTAATGTGATAAGTTTACGTAGAGAAGTAAACGAAAGTGTTAGAATAGATTTAAATGGAAGTGACTCATATACGGTAATATTTATACAAGATGGTGTATCTAACGTGATTAAAGTAAATGGAGGTGGTAGTAGTGTTATTACTATCACTCAGAGTGATTAAGTGAAGCGACTATTATTACCCATACTTATAATACTAGCTTTACCGTTATTGTTTCAAAGCACTCCAACAGAAATTTTAAAACTAAAGGTATTTGATACTTTAATACAAACGCCAGCAGAATCAGGTAATTTTGTCATATTAAACATAACCGAAGAAGATGTAGACAGAGAAGGGGGTTATCCTTTTCCAAGACAAAGATTAGCAGAAATCCATATTGATTTACTTAACGAGGGTGCGGTAGGTATTGGTTGGGTAATATCTTTTCCTCAAGCTGATCGTATGGGGGGTGATGAAATGTTTGCTGCAGCTCTAGGATATGCACCATCCGTTATAGCTATGTTTGAAGACGGTAAAGGTAATTATCCAAAAACACCAGGAACAGTAGTCATAGGTGATAATAATGGTGGTATAATGACTACGGGAGTTAAGCAAAACCTACTTCTCTTATCCAACCACAGTCTGCAAGGGTTAGCCGTTGCTCCCACCGATATTGATTATCTAGTCCGTAGAATACCTCTTTTGTTAAAAACTCCAGATAATGAATGGATACCTAGTTTTGGCACACAAATATATAAGTCTTTATTTGATGTAAAAACTTATATTATAAAAACTAATGATAATGGTATATCAGAAATATCAATAAGAGGAATACCGCCAGTTAAAACAGATAGTCTTGGTCGAAAATGGATTAGTTGGGTAGATACGCCTCAAACTGACTTGAAAGAAATGAATGTCGCAGGTAAATTTGTATTTATAGGGGTTACAGCATCTGGTGTTATGCCACAAGTCGCTACACCTGTAGGCTTATTAGAACCACATAAAATACAAGCAGCACTTGCAGAGTCCATACTAATACAAGATAGTCCCTACATTCCTGAATGGTCGCTAGTTGCTGAGTTGGCAATATTTATTGCATTTGTTACTTGTGTTTGGTTTGCTTTACACCTGTTAGGTATTTCTTGGGGTATTATAGTTGGTCTTTTACTTATGTCTTTAAGTGGATTTATAGGTTTTTACTTTATACAAAGAGGTATTTTGGTAGATGTATCCTGGACACTTATATCAGAATTTATTACAGGATCTATAGCCTTTTATTTGCGATTTAGACAACAATACAAATTACGTCAACAAATCAAAAAACAGTTTGAACACTATCTTGATCCACGCCAAGTAAAAAAATTACAAGATGATCCTAAATCTTTAGTATTAGGTGGTGAGCGAAGATACTGCACGTTTCTTTTTACTGACGTTAGAGGCTTTACTGCTATGTCAGAACAATTAGAACCAGAGCAAGTAACAGAAATTATGAACAAAGCTTTAACGATACAAGCTGATGCGGTAAAAGAGTATGGCGGTATGGTTGATAAATACATAGGTGACGCTATGATGGCTATATTTAATGCACCAATAGACTTACCCGATCATGAAAATGTTGCTATTTTGTGTGCAAAACAAATACAAGAAAAAATACAGCAAGCTAATTTAGGTGTAGAAATAGGTATTGGCGTAAATACTGGATACGCTGTAGTCGGCAATATGGGTAGTGAAACTAGATTTGATTACACAGCTATCGGGGATGCAGTAAATTTAGCGGCAAGACTAGAAAGCTCCACAAAAGAAGTTGGTCGAGATATAGTTATAGGGTATGATACCGTAAAGAATTGCAATATATATGTTGATAAATTAAAAGACATATTTGTGAAGGGCAAAGAAAAACCTATACAAATTTATACGTTAGATAGTTATGACAAAAGCACAAGAATCACTTAATAGAATAGAAACTCACGAAAAAGAATGTCTTATACGATATAAAAATATTGAAAAAAGATTAGAGGATGGTTCGCGAAGATTTGATAAATTAGAAACTATGTTATGGGCTGTTTATCCTTTCATTCTAGCCTCAGTTGTTTTATCAAGGTTTTTATGAGCAAGGTTTTAATAGGTATTGTAGTGGTGCTATTGGGCATAACTTACTACCTTTTTACGCAAAATCAAACACTTACAGCAAATAATTTACAACTAGAAGGTGCCATAGCTACACAAGAAGAAGCTATACAAAGCTTACAAGACGACTTCAGTTTGCAAACTACCGAGCTAAACAATCTAGCAAAAAAAAATCAAGCAGCAGAACGAGAACTTAACAGATACGTTAAGTTTATACAAAATTATCAACTAACCTCCAAAATTCTAGAGGATCCTGTAGAAATGGAAAGGAAAATTAATAATGGCACAAAACACATTATGGAAGATATCGAAAAAATCAGCACTACTGTTGATGATCTTGATGACGGCCTCCAGTTGCAGCCTGCTTCCAACTAAACAAATAGAAGTAACTGCAAAACCACTTGAACGAACTATAGTGCAACCTGTTATGCCTCGCGAAATAGATTTACGTGAGCCTATGTGGATTGTAGTAACACCTGATAACGTTGATGAACAGTTAGCAAGAATAGAAAAACAAGAAGGTGAGCTTGTATTTTTAGCTATGACAATACCTGATTATGAAATTATGGCTTACAATATGCAAGAACTAAAAAGGTATATTAATGAACTTAAAGAAGTTGTTGTGTATTATAGGACAGTTACTACAACTAAAAAGGAGCAGTAATATGAAGATATCACAAGAAGGTTTAGCTTTAATTAAAAAGTTTGAAGGTTGCCCAACAGACGAAGATGGTAATGTTGTAAGTTATAGATGTGCAGCAAATGTTCCTACAATAGGTTATGGCTCAACTAAATATAAAGGTAAGCCTGTAGAAGACGGAATGAAGATTAGTATGCAAGAAGCAGAAGATTTACTTATTCATGAAATGGATGAATACGAAGGCTATGTAAACCACATGGTAAAAGTAGATATCAAACAAAATGAGTTTGATGCCTTAGTTGCCTGGGTATTTAATTTAGGCCCATCAAACTTTTCTAGCAGTACGTTATTGCAAAAAATTAACATAAAAGATTGGGATGATGTTCCAAATCAAATTAAAAGATGGAACAAAGCTGGCGGAAAAGTTTTACAAGGCCTCATTAGACGAAGAGAAGCAGAAGCTTTATTGTTTGAGGGCAAGGAGTGGCACGAGGTATAAAATGCCGTTACAAAAAACTATATTTAAACCTGGTATTAACAGAGAAGGAACTGCCTACGATAACGAAGGCGGATGGTTTGATTGTAACTTAGTAAGATTTAGAAAAGGTAGACCAGAAAAATTTGGTGGTTGGCAAAAATTATCATCTGCTACATATCTTGGTACTGCAAGAGCTTTGCACGGTTGGATATCTTTAGGCGGAACTAAATACTTAGGTGTAGGAACACATCTTAAATACTATATTGAAAGCGGAACTGTATTTAACGATATAACACCAATAAGACTTACCACATCAGCAGGTGACGTGACATTTTCTGCTTCAAATGGTGATGCTACTATTACTGTAGCTGACACCTCACATGGAGCTGTAAAGAATGATTTTGTTACATTTAGCGGAGCTTCCTCACTAGGCGGTAATGTTACTGCCGCAGTATTAAATCAAGAATATCAAATAGCAACTATAGTAAATGCTAATAGCTACACAATCGAGGCAAAAGATACATCTGGTACTACCGTAACTGCGAACGCATCAGATAGTGGTAATGGTGGATCATCAGTAGTAGGTGCTTATCAAGTTAATGTAGGATTAGATGTTTATGTTCCTGGAACTGGTTGGGGTATTAACGGTTGGGGTGAAGGAACTTTTGGAAGTACATCTGCTTTGAGTAGCACTAATCAACTTAGATTATGGACACATGATAATTATGGCGAAGATTTAATAATAGGTGCTAGAAATGGTGGTATTTTTAAGTGGACTGAAAACAATGGTGTAACAACAAGAGCCGTAGAGCTATCTGGTATTACAGGTGCAAACTTAGTTCCTACTGTTGGCTTACAAGTTATTACATCTGAAGTTGATAGACATTTAATAATATTAGGAGCTGATCCTATATCAGGTACATCAAGGACTGGTGTTATTGATCCTATGCTAATAGCATTTAGCGATCAAGAAAACGAGTTAGAGTTTGAGCCCTTATCAACAAATACCGCAGGGTCTTTAAGATTATCATCTGGTTCTAGTATTATTGGTGCGGTAAAAGCTAGACAAGAAATATTAATATGGACCGATACAGCACTATACAGCATGCAATTTGTTGGGCCACCTTTTACTTTTGCTGTAAATTTAATTAATGAAGGAACTGGTCTTATAGGACC